TGTTGAAACCTGTGAAAACGGAGCTACAGACTACCCAGCGTGTACTACGTGTCCTGAAGGTCAATCAATGGACGAAAACGGAGCCTGTGTTGGAGACGGTGGTGATGACGGTGGCGGCGGTGGCGGATCCAGCGGCGGCGGCGGCGGCGGTATGTTTAATCCGTTCTTGGCTGGCATTAGTTACACACCTCAGGCTGTACCAGAGCCTCCAGCACCACCACAGAAGGACTACATGGCTGAACTAGACAACCTAATTAAACGAAGTTTGTTTGAGGGCATGGCATAAGATGACATATTTAAACTTAGTAAACAACGTCCTCAGACGCTTACGTGAAGACGAGGTGTCTAGTGTACAGGACAATACTTACAGTAAACTGGCGGGTGACTTTGTAAACGACGCTAAGAAGATTGTAGAAGACGCTTGGGATTGGTCTGGACTCAGGACTACGCTGACGGTAACTACGTCTTCTGGTATCTTTAACTACGTACTCACTGGATCACAGAACAAGATCAAGGTGCTAGATGTAATCAACGATACATCAAACATCTTTATGGAGTACCAGACTCAACACTGGTTTAACGATAAGTACTTGAATCAAACACCGCCTAGTGGTGCACCTGAGTACTACACGTACAACGGTGTTGACTCTAGTGGTGACACTCAGGTAGACATTTATCCTAAGCCTGACGGTGTGTACAGCCTGAGATTTAACTGCGTCCTTAGGAACGCTGAGTTGAGTGCTGATGATGATACACTACTTATACCTAGTCAACCTGTGATTCACATGGCGGTAGCTCTGTTAGCTCGTGAGCGTGGCGAGACAGGCGGTACATCAGCACCTGAGTACTTTGGTATTGCTGATAAGTACTTGTCTGACGCGATTGCTCTGGACGCACAGAAGCACCCTGAAGAAACTATCTGGTACACTCCGTAGGAGCCTAGAGTATGGCACAGCCTCTACAAAGCATTAATTTAGTTGCTCCGGGTTTCAAGGGAGTCAACACAGAAGACTCTCCGATTGGACAGGACTTCTCTTTTGCTGACGTTGCTGACAACGCTGTAATTGACAAGCGTGGGCGCATTGCTGCACGTAAGGGTGTAGACTTGTTGACTGCTGTAAACACACCTCTTGGGTCTGATTACGCTACCAAGATTCATCACTTTTACGATGACGCTGGTAACGAAGAAGTGTTCGTCACAGGCAACAACAAGATATTTAAGACTACACAGACAACTAATCCTGATGATACACTAACGGACATTACTCCGGGTTCGTACACGATTACAGCAGACAACTGGAAGATAGTCAACTTTAACGATAAGGCGTACTTCTTCCAGCGTGGACACGAGCCTCTGGTGTACGATAACGCTACGGGACTCAGGACGTTTGGTACAGCAACAGGAACAACTACAAGTACTAATTTGTACTGTCACGAAGCTCTGGCAGCTTACGGAAGACTATGGATCGTAGATAACGCAGCAGACACACAGACAATCTACTGGTCTGATCTGTTGATAGGCACAGACTTCACTGGCGGTTCCAGTGGTTCTATAGATGTATCTAAGGCGTGGCCTGACGGTTACGATGAGGTACGGGCTTTGGTAGCCCACAACAACGCCTTGCTTATTCTAGGTAAACACAGCATCCTCGTGTACAATAACGCCTTTAGTCCAGCAATGATGGCTCTGGCTGACACCGTGGCTGGCGTTGGGTGCATCTGTAGAAACTCTGTACAGCACATTGGTACTGATGTGTTGTTTATGTCTCAGAACGGTCTGAGGAGCTTTGGTAGAACTATACAAGAAAAGTCTCTACCTCTGTCCGACTTGAGTGTAAACATAAAGACTGAGCTTATTAGTTTGATTAGCACACGTACTGCTCCTACGGCATCTGTGTACAGCCCTGAGAACTCTTTTTATCTCATCACGTTCCCAGATACGTCAACTACGTACTGCTTTGATCTCAAAGGTACGCTAGAGAACGGGGCGTACAGAGTCACACGGTGGACTTCTGCTCCGTTCAAGTCTTACGAGAGAAAGAACGACGGTACGCTTTTAGTAGGGACTAATGACGGCATAGGTGAGTACGCAGGGTACACAGATGAGTACAATGATGCAGGAACTATTACTCCATCTAGTTACCGCTTTAGGTACTACAGTCCGGGGTTGACGTTTGGTGATCCGTCTAAACTTAAGTTCCTCAAGAAGCTACGGCCTACGCTGGTAGGCGCTAACAGTGCTACTGTATTTATGAAGTGGGCTTACGACTTTGGTACATCGTACAGCACACAGGAGTTTACTGTAGGTAATCAGACTCCGTACTACTTTAACGAAGCAGCTTCAGAGTACACTGTTGCTGAGTTCACCGGAGGAGCAACAACAACCAGACCCCCTGTTAATACTACAGGTGGCGGGAGTATTATTACTATTGGTCTTGAGTCAGAAATAAACGGTTTTGCTTTATCTCTCCAAGAAATCAACGTATTAGCACTTATGGGTAAAACATTATGAGCAACTATACAAAGACAACTAACTTTGCTGCTAAGGATAGTTTGCCTTCTGGAGATGCTGGCAAAATTATTCAAGGCACTGAATTTAACACAGAGTTTGATAACATTGCAACTGCTGTTGCTACTAAGTCAGACACTGCTTCACCCACGTTTACAGGGACAGTAACGGTTCCTGCTTTAACTGTAACAGGAAATGTCACTATGACTCTTGATGCTAGTGACACTGTTACTATTAATGGAGGTACTTACTGATGGCTATTCAAGATATTCTTGGGCCTCTGCTTGGCATAGGTGGTGTAATAGGCGGCGGCTTACTGAGTGCTGCAGAATACGAGAGGCTTGGCGACATAGGCGAGCAGTCTTTAGCAGGAACTTACTTTACTGACCCACGAACAAACAAGGAAGTGTACGTTCCCGGTGCTTACGGTTTAGCGCAAGAAGCTCTAGGAATGTCTCAGTTCAGGCCGTTTACCGTGGCGTCTACTCTGGGTGGCGGCTTTGGAGCAACACCTCAGTTTGATGATCAAGGTAATTTTACTGGCGTAGGCACGAGCATGACTCTTTCTCCTGAAGAAAAGGCGTTCCAACAGGCTATGTTGACACGTTCTCAGCAGCAGCTTGCTGGTACTCCTTTTGGTCAAACACAGGGACGAACAGCGGCAACACAGGCGTTTGGCTTAGGTAGTGGCATGATGCGAGACTTACGTGACACTGACATGGCCCAACGTGAGCAAGACATATATGGACGTATCAGGGCTACACAGACTCCTGAGGAGCAACGACAGAGGTTAGCCCAAGAAGAACGTCTGGCTGCACAGGGACGCTTAGGTGTACGTACTGCACAGTTTGGCGGTACTCCAGAGCAGTTTGCTATGGATAAAGCTCAAGCTGAAGCTAGGAACACAGCAATGTTACAGGCTATGGGTCAAGCACAGGCAGAACAGGCTCAGTTGGCACAGCAAGCACAGATGTTTACAGGCATGGGCAGTCAGTTGTCTCAGGCAGACTTGCAACAACTAGCGGCACAGCAGAACTTAGGCATCGGATCTATGGGTGCTGCGTACTTACCACAGACTCAGATGTTGCAGCTACAGCAAGCTATGTTGCCGTACCAGCAGATGCAACAGCAGGGACAGTTGTTTGGTGCTGGTCAGTACGGTGAGACAATGATGAGTGGTCTTGAGGCTAGGTTGGTAGCAGAGCAAGCCAGAGCAAATCTGTTGGGAAGCCTTGGTACAGGACTCTTAGGAGGACTTCTTGGGCCAATTAAAAGTGACTCAGGTTACAACATACCGTTGCTTGACTTGTTTACTTAAGGAGACTTAAAATGGCTAGATTTTCACAACAAATGCTTAGTAGTCTTCTTGATCCTGCTCGAAGCCAAAGATACACAGAGATTGGTCGTAGCGTTGGACAGGCTCCGGGTGTTTTAAGAATACGTGAGCAAGAACAAGAAAGACAAAGTTTAGAGGCACAAGCTCAACAAGCGTTGCTTAGTAAAGACTATGCAACTTTAAGGACGCTGTTACCTCAAATGAAACCAGAAACTGCAAAAACGTATATTCCTCAAATACAAACAGGAGAAAAAGAAGCATCTAGGCTTGAAGCAGCTAATGAGGTTACTCGTATACAGTCGGAAATTAGAGACTTAATGTCTGACGATACAGTCCCAGCAGACACAAAAGATATTAGAAGAGCCGCACTTGAAAAAGAATTGTTAGAAGCCGCTAAAGGGTTGAGCTTTGCGGAGCAACAACAAGTTGAATCCTTTAGTGCTGATTTAGAGCAATCTTTAATCGTACAAAAAAGAGCAGAAGAGGCTTCTGAAAGAGAGCGAAAAAGGTTTGACGAGTGGTTAGAAGATTCAGACATTCGAGATATCAATAGAGATTTAGCTATAGCTAGGTATAAAGACTACCTTGATGATGATGTTGTTAGAAAAGCTAACAGAGAAAAAGCAACACTAACTGCTTTAAACCAAAGCGCTAAAGCGGCTTACGCAACTGGAGGAGAAGAGGCAAAAGAAGCATGGTTAACCAGTAACCCCGGACAAGAAGCTGTTTGGGAAGATATGTTGGATCAAAAAATAGTTGACGATGCTCGTATAGCACAAGCTAAAGATACTTTAAAAAGTTCAGAGTTTAACTATACTGATGAACAATTAGCTGAGTTAGGTTTATCTCAAAATGACATTAATACTATTAAAAGTATTCCTAGCGGTACTGCTAAAAATGCAGCGCTTTTAAAAGTAATAATAGCTAATGCTGAATCTGGTAAGCTCCCTAGCGCACAAATGGCTACTCTGTTTTCTAAAGCAGCAGAGCAACGTGTTATGGAAGAAAATGATTTACAGCCTACCGACGAAGATGAATTAGCCCAGATTAAAAGTTTAGCAGCTCAATTAGGATTAAAAGCTGCACAACAAGCGCAGAAAAGCGGTAAGGTGGAGGACGGTTTCCGTTTCTTGGCCTCTTATCAAAAAGGGACAGACATCTTAAACATGGGAATTTCGACAGCAGGTGTAAGCACAGAAACTGAATCAGAAGATTCTATGTCGGCCTTTATTAGGGAGCAAGAAAATAGATGAGCTATCAGGAATTAACTAAGCTCTACAAAATAAAGCAAGATGCTTTAGACAGAGGAGATCAAGAAACTGCGGATAAAGCGCAGAAATTTATTATGTCTCTGTCAAAAGAGTTAGAAACTCCTGCGGAAAAAACTAAGGGTTTGTCTGAAGATATTGTTTCAGAACAAACAGAGGCGAGGGCAGAGTACAACAGAAAAGTTGAACAGTCACAAAAATTAACTGATATAATTAATCGTGCAGAAAAAGAACTAGATCAAGAAACATTAGACAAGGCTTTAAAATTTAAACTAGAGATAGACCAAGAAATTAGAAACTTTGAGGGAATCACTGATGAAGTAGTCGGATCTTCTCTGGCTCTTACAGAAGGAATAACCGCTGGGCTTGTTGGTGAAGAAGTATCTGCATATATTAACTCTAAAATTACAGGTGTTCCTTATCAAGCAACTCTTGATATGTACCGTAACTTAGAAAAAAGTTTTGCTGAGACAAGCCCCGAAGTAGATATTACTCTACGTCTTGCTGGAGGACTTGCGCCTTCTGCTTTGTTAGCTAAGGGTGTTGGAGTTGGTAAAACATTTGCTAGCGGTTTTGCCAGACAAGCGGGACTGAGTAGTGCTGAAATGGGTACGTACTCTTTTATGGAAGCTGAAGGTTCTGCTGAAGAACGTGCGGCTGCTGTAGCAGAAACATTTCAGAACCCTTTGGTTTTAGGTTTGTCAACAGTGGCTGGAACATTAGGCGGTATAGGAGGACGCTCTGTTGGTCGCATTGAAAAGCTACAAAAAGAACTAACAGAAGCTGCAACACGAGAAACACAGCGTGTAAGAGGTGTTGCTACTGGTCGCGGAGAAACGGCCACAACAGATGTTATAGAGGAAATTCAACCAGTAATGGATCGCATTGCCCTTAATCACTATAACACTACAGGTGAAATGCTGTCTGGCCCTTCTTTGGGCATGGCTTATCGACAGGTTGCTGAAGAAACAGGAATAAACGTAAGCACTATTCTACGCAGTGAAATGACTAAGGGAGGAAAACGCTCTTCTTTAGACTACAGAACTCAATCTATTGATGATGTACGTAAGCGTGTTAAATTAAACGCAGGTAAAACCGGGTTTACTCCTGAAACTTTGGCAAGCCGTAAACGAAATTTTGTCAGCAATTTTTATGAGGACAAGATGCGTCCTCTTGTTAATGTTGCAAGAGATAGAGTTGGCGAAACTTTTGGCGGAAATATGCAGAGACTTGCTACCAAAATGGCTCAACAACAGCAAACTTTTGAGGAGGTTTTTAACACAAGACCAGTTATGGCTTTTGCTAGGGAGCTAGAAAACGATTCAACTGGAGTTCTTAAGAAAAGCATTTTAAATTTTTCTAACTCTAATTTAAAACCAGAAATTAGACAGCAACAGTTTAATATATTCAAAGAAAGAATTAGCGAAAAAGGTTTTGAAGGCTACGAAGCGCTAATGAAAATTAGGCGTTCTCAGGAAAACGACTATAGAACTTATGTGTGGCGGGATTTAGAAGACGATTCTTTGTATTTTCCGTCTAGGATTTTGGCAGAAGAAAAACCGAGTATTCGTTTACGAAATGTTTTTTCTAGGCGCTCTGCTGATGAGAATTTAAAGGAAAGAAAAAGAGGATACATAAGCGCAGCAGAAGCAAAAGAGTTGTACGAAAATCCTTTAATTGTTTTAAAAGACAAGATGGCTAGAGACGCTGCAACAATAGAAATGCACCGTACTTTTGGTATTCAAAACGCAAGCAATAGATTAAAACAAAAAGATAAAACAACAACGCGTGATGTACAAGAAGAGTTGGCTGAAGGTAGGTACTCGTTTCAAGAATTAAAGCAGACTCTAAAAAAAGAAGGAGCGCAAGAGCAAACTAGAGAAGTTGCTGATGAGCTTCTTAGTAGCTTGATTGTTAACGGAACCAAAGGCCCAAATACTTTTATAGCGAATGTAAGAAAGTTTGGATACATGGGAACTATAGGGAATCCGTATTCTGCTTTTTTAAACTTAGGTGACTTAAGCAATTCAGTAGTTAACTACGGAGCTAATAATACGGCAGACGCTGTTGTTTCTTTTTTGTCTAGGAGAGGACAAACACTAAACACTGCAGATGTTGGGCTAGCAAAACAAGCAACCGGAGAATTTTTAAGGGAAGGCGGCTCTAAATGGAACCGCAGATTTAATAAAATGTCAGATGTTACTTTTAAAGCATCCGGTTTCCAAGCAGCGGACATGGCGGGTAAAAATGTTTCGTTGACTGCAGCAGTAAACAGAGCAAAACAAAAGATAATAGATGGTAGTTTAGACGCTGAGTTTTCTTGGTTGTTTGGGCCTACTGAAATGCGTCTTCTTAAAAGAGATTTAATGGCTGGCAAAAATACGCAAAGAGTAAAAGAAATGGCGGCTGCGGAGCTTGCTAGAATTCAGCCTTCTGATATGGCTCAGATGCCTAAGTGGTATTTAGATAATCCTAATGGAAGAATATTATATATGCTCAGAACATTTGGATTAAAGCAATTACAACAAATAGAAAATTTAGTTTTTAATACGTATAAAGAAGGTGTAAAAACTAAAGATAATAAGAAAAAGATGGAAGCCATTAAAAATGCTTTGGCGTATTTAACAGTTGTCGGAGGCGGCAATGTGCTGTTAAATGAATTACGTCAACCAATAAAAGGAAAAGAAGCGTTTGATATAGGGCACATGCAAAAGTACGCAACGGATTTTGCTTTGGGTTTGGCGTCAGTAAATACTTTAAGTACATACAATTTGAAAAAACTGTCAGAAAAAGATGCAGTTCCTCTTTTATTAAGCGTACTCCCTGCTCCAGTGTCAGGTTCTTTGGATATACTTGAAGACTTGGTAGGGGTTGTAACAGGAGAAGATGACTTAGAAGAAGCAATCTTTGAAGGTAGAGGAATCCGTTGGTTGCCATTTATGCGCGTTGCTCAACCGTTTTTAGAAGAAGAATTTGACTGAGGATTACCAAATGAAAGACAAAGACCACACAGTAGAGTACACATCCATCGACTACCACAGTATGTGTCAGAAGTCAAAGGAGCGCATCAAGAAGATGCAAGCGCAAGGAATACCTACGCCCCATGATCCCAAAAAGAAACCAGAGGACGTAGGTAAGTCTAACGGTTACTCCATATTCTTCATGTCATAGTTCACAGT